TATCCACGTCGGCTGATTGTGTTTCTGGTTTTTCAAAGTCTGGGTCTTGAGCATCTTCTTTGGATTTTTTAGAAGATTCTATTTTAGATTTAGCTTCTTTATATTTCTTATATAACGATTTAGCTTTTTTATAACCTTTTAGTGGAACTTCAATTCCCAAAACTCCAGCTAATTCTTCATCTCCTTTTTCTTTTATTGTGTCCCATTTATCTGTATATTCCGTAGCTTTTTTATTAGCATTTAGTGTTGCTTGTTGGAATAACGTGCTTTCTTGTTCATCAATAGATTGTAATGGTGCATCTTGTGACTGTTTTATTAAATCGCTTATTCTTTGTATATTATCACCGTAATCTCCCATTTTATATAATATACAAATATAATTATAAGTTTTGTTTTTAATTATCAATATCCAAACATACTGGAATATTCACCGTAATCATTTTCTTTATTTTCTAATACTGGGGCTTTCTTAATATTGCTATAATCTGGTATATTATGTTTTTTATTATTTCTTTGTTTGTCTTCTTCTGCAATCTTTCGCCGTATACGTCTTTCAATAATTTCTTCTTCTTTTCTAATTTTTTCTAATTCTCTTTGTTTCTGTTTTTCCATGGCTTCAACCATTTTTTCAAATCTATCCATATATTTTATCCATTTATCAAATTCTTTTTTATCCATATCTAATATTTCTTCTTCTGAAAAATCTTTTGGTATTTCCATTTTCTTTTCAACTTTTGTAACTATATCCGACTTTTCCATTTTTTTTTCAATTTGGTCTTTTTTCTTATTTGCCTTTTTCAATCTCATTTTCTCTAAGTGTGCTTTCTGTTTTTCGGAAAGTGGTTTTTTTGGTTTTATTTTCTTCACTTCTTTTATATGTGGTTCTTCATCTTCTACTATTTCTTCGGTTTTGGGTGGTGGTGGTGGTTTAAATGTTTTTTTTCGCTGTGGGGCTTTTATAAAAGGGGTTTCACTTAAATCTTCCCCAATTGCTGGTAAATCGCCATTTATAATTTCCAAATCATCGTTCAACTCTCCTTCATTTATTTCTTCAAATTCTAAAAACTTTACAACCATTTATATTATTAACAGAGATTTTAATTTTCTATTTTTCTCTAACATTTATGATTAGCATTTTTATACATTTATAGAATGTTACACTATGGCTTATAATAGTATTACCAACTATTACATTATAGCCTAAAACGTATTTATTGTCCCATTTTTGTTAAATACCTATGTATATTATTGAAAATGGGACAATAATTACACTATCGGCTATAAAGTATCAGCACTACCTAAATTATCAGTATCTTCAATAACATCATCATCAACAACTTGTTTGGATATTTTGGGGTGCAACATTTTTTTATTTTTTGTGTAGGTTACTGGTGCTTCGTATAACAGTTTAGAAAAATTTGAATAGGCTTTTGGTTTGTTTCCTTGTCCAGTAAATCCATATAAATCAAGATATAAAAACCCATAAGGAATACTGGTTGCTGTTGCAAATATATCTTTGAATTTATCAACTCCATAAACTCCACCATATTCTTCACTTAATGCTTCTACTTGTTTCATATTTGAATTTTGGGACAATATAACATAATTTACTGATGCTCTTACAACTGGTGGGACATATTTTAACATCTGGGTATTATATAATAATAATCCTATATTATGATGTCTGTAAGAAGTAGCTATTTTAAACATTAAAGAATTTTTATTTATATTTGGGAAAGCTATAAAATCATCAAATATTACAGCGATTTTGGGGCGTTGTGCTTTTGGAATTCTGTCTTGATAATCTATAATAGATTGTAAGTGACCGTCGGAATATTCACTATAAATCGTTTCACCGTATTCATCATATAAAAATCTGGCTGTCTCATCCCCATTACTCATAGTAGAACTATAAATATAAACAGCATCAAATTTACCAGCGTAGAAATTTGGATTTTGCAAATAATTAACAGTTCTTAGAGTTTTACCACTTCTGGGTTTTGCTATATCAATCATACAAGCCCCCTTGTTTACATCTGGTAATGTTGGATGATGTTTAATCTTTTTATCAGTGGGCGCTGGTTTTACTGGTAGTATAGTCAAATCGTCTTCATAGTCTTCTTGTATCATGATTTAATATATGAATATATATTAAATTTTTTATCTTTATTTATTATATATGACGAAAGAAAAAGACATAATGTGGGGTTTAGAAAAAGAAACTTTTGTTTTACCATTATTAAAAAGTAAAATAAAAGATGTTAAAAAAACAGAAAATCAATTTGATTGTTTTGATTTTAGAAGTGATGAATTAAAAATTGATTTAGAATTAAAAAGCAGAAACATTTTTAAAGGTCAATACCCAACCATTTTTTTTGGATTAAATAAATTAGTTGAAGGCAGACTTAGGCGAAAAAACGGAACTTCACTTAGAACGATTTATTTATTCCGTTTTAAACAAAGAAAAAACTTTAATAAACATGCAGTATACTTTTGGGAAGATGATGGTATATTTGGTAATACTACGATGAACGGTAATTTACAAAGGGGTGAGAAAAAAAAAGAATTAGTAGATTTACCGTGCAAATTATTAAAACCCCTAAAAGAATTATCTGTATAAATAATAATGGTAAAAGTTGGTAAATATAATTACGAAAAATCAACAAGAAAAGGAAAGAAGTTAATGGTTAAAGTAAAACAGAGTAATGGAAAAATAAAAACAATTCATTTTGGAAATGATAAATATGAGCATTATAAAGACAAAACTGGAATTTGGAAATCAAAAGACCATTTAGAAAAAGATAGAAGAAAAAACTATTTAGCAAGAGCAAAAGGGATTAAAAAAAAAGATGGTTCATTAGCTTATAAATCACCAGAAAGTTCTAATTATCACGCTGTAAAGATTTTGTGGTGATTTTATAATATTTTCTAATAATATGTCATTAGTCGGATTATTAGAAGATATACGGAGCGTTTTGGTTAGTCTTGAAATACACATTAAACAATTAGAAAAGGACAATAAACAATTAAAATTTAGAATAAAAAGATTTTATAAGGAAACTATTAAGGACGAATAATATTTTTTAATTGAATAAAAAAAACTTCCCTATTATGTTTCTTTTTATAATAAGATTTTAAACAATATTGCCGTTGCTTGTGTTTGTTTTTTTTTGTCCATTCCGCAACTAATTTCGCACATTTTTCTTTATTTTTATAATAATATTTTAAAGATTTTTTCCTTCTTGCTACGAGCTGTTCTTCTGTAAGGGTCATTATATAATATATTGTAATTAATTACTTTAAGTAATTACTTTATTTTTTTGAATACTTTTCTTGTGTGCTGACGCTATGCATCATTTTCTCAGCAGTCTTACTTTTAGAGTCATTAACTTCTACTGGGTGTTTTTCTGAAATATAAATATGACGAAGCATATTAGCCGTAATTTTCTTTCCAGTTGGTAAAAATGTTTTACTAATATATTTAGAAAGTTGATTAGAGTTCATGGGTTTATCACGACTATCAACAAGTAAATTACCACTATCATTAAATTTTAACCATATATTCAGAACACTATTAAGAATTTTTCCAACTGGTATTTTTTTAATACCATGTGCTTTTTTACTCTTATATTCCCCAAAATGAAAGAATTTATTTGTCCGACTTTTTACAACTAAATAATTATTTGATTCTAAATCATCTTTTGAAAGCTTTTCAAAATCTGAATTTTTTTTTACCAACATACCCCCATAATCAAGTCTAATTGGTGGGTTGTCATCATGTAAATATAAATTAGCTACTACCCACATTTGTAGAATATCACGTTGTTTTTTTGTAATAGTTTCTTTTTTGAATACATCTCTATCAATTAAATCACGTTTGTAAGAATTCATTACTTTTTTTAATGCTTGTAAGGAAACCCAGTTTTTTTCTTGATTATCTGTTTTTTCATTTTTTTCTAATTCCTTAATTGTTTCTTTATTTAATTCATCTAAATATTCACGATATTCTTTCAATTCTGTATCATATATTTTTTTATCGTTCATAGCATCTAAACCAACAATAACAGCTGATAAGTAGTTTTTTTGTGT